TCATTTAAATAATTAAATAATTCTTATATTAAACTAAATTTTTTAGATTCTATTTTTAATTTGTTTATTTATTTTCCAAGTATGAGTGTTGTTAATATTTTTAAGTTAAATAAATATTAAGATGATAAATAAATTATTTATTTTTTTAATTGACTATATGATAAATGGCAAATAATATTACATATTACATTTGTATTTTTAAGATTGCAAGAACAATACTACACATAATCATTTAAATAATTAAATAATTATATTAAAACAATAGAAAGTGCTGGTGGATTTCTAGAAAGATTTGGGAATGGAATATCAGTGTATAATAATTATAAAATTAAATATTTATAAAAATAATTATTTAATAAAAATCTTAATCAAAACATTTTACCTTTTCAGGTAATCTTTTATAATAGAAATTGTTATAAGAAATATTTTTATCTAAAGTTTTATTCATAGTTCTATCACTTATTCTTAAAGTTCTTTCACAATCAAATTTACTAACAAATTCTTTAACTAATTTATTTGTTAAATCATATTGACCAACACCATTTTTATACAATATTGGTTCTGATTTATTTTTTTCTATAAATTTTTTCTTTAATTCTTCTGAACAACTATCATATAAACAATAATAAAATCCATTGGCAAGAGAAAAATTCTTTACTGGATTATCTAAAGCACTATGATATTGATAACCATTTGATAATGATGCAACTTTTCTATCCAAATAAACATTTAAAATTTCTGTTTTGTCTTTATTTAATTTAGCAATATAACCAGTATTTTGTATTTTTGTAATTTTTGTGGGTTGAATATTATGTAAAACATTTGCATCTAATTCTCTATCTACCAAATACCATCTAAATCCCTGATAAATAGTATTTTCTTTTACAGCTTTTGTTATTGACGATCGTTTTAATTTGGGATTAGATTTTATAGATTCACTAATAGAATCAAAAACTTTAACTAAATTTAATGTTTCTGGATTAATTTGTTGTAATCTAGGACCTAGAGTTTTTAAAGGTTCATTAAAATTTGTTGTGTTTTTATTTTGTAATAAATTTATTTTTTCTGTTTGTGTATCTATTTTTTTTTCCAAACTTTCTATTTTATTTAATAATAATTTATTACTATTCATTAATTCAGATATAAAATTTCCATTTGATAAATTTAATTCTAACAAAGCCTTAATATTATTTGACTGAATTGTTGATACTTCTTTTTCCATCTTTAATTTATCTATTTCTATTTCTTGATTATAATCATCAAATTGTTTAATATTTTTTTTTATTACATTTAATAAAATATCATATGTTAAACCTTCCCCAATTAAAAATAATTCTTTTTCATTTTCATGACCCTTTAAATCTGTTTTTCTATTTGGTTTAATTAATTCATGATTATGTATAAATGATTCAAAATCTTTAGATCTTTTAACTAAAAAACAATCCAATATTACACATTCATCATAAGATATTTTATGTTCATCATATCTATCATCTATACCTTTACGACTTTCACCTATTTTAACTACATAATTTTTGTTTTCATTAGTTTTTACCTTTACAATATAAACTAATGAACCAGCAGAACCAAATTCTCTTAATAATATATTATGTTTTTCTAATTCTTTTTCTTTTGACAATTTATTTTTTTCTTGTTCTAAATGTTTTATTTGATTAATTTGTAATTGTATTTGATTTTTAAATTCTTCACTTTCTTCTTTAATTATTTGATGTAATATACTTTCTAATTTAATGTAATATTTATGAATATTTTTAGCCTTTTCAGTTCCCGCCAACAGACAATATAATTTAAAAGTGTTTACATTTAATACTATTGTTTCTTTATTATGACCTCCTCTACCATCTTTTTTTAAATCTAAATTATTGTTTGATATAATTTTATAATTTATATCTTTAGTAAAATGTTTTAATAAAAGTTCTTTTGCTCTTATTTTTTGACTAAAATCTAACCAATTCCATATATCATCTAAACTTATGACAAAATCTTTATATTCATCATAATTTATATAAGAATAAAATGATGTAATATATAATTTTTGTTCTTCTTCTGTAAAATTTTCTTTTATTTTACTTAATAACTTATTTTCATCAGTTATTTTTAATGTTTGTTTTAAATTTATAATATTAGTAATATTAAATACTTGCATATTATTATATTTATTATTATATTCTTAAATATTTTAAATTTCAATTTTTATTTTTGAAAATAAAAGCAATATATATTTTGCTTTCTCTGAAAAGAGAGCAAAAATATATTATATAAAAAAATTGATTTTGCCTTACTTTATCGTAGAGTAATATATCACATAATCATTTAAATAATTAAATAATTATATTAAAACAATATTTCTTATATATAACTTGAATAAAATATAATAAAAAGTGCATAAGCAAACAATATTTTAACTAGTTGGAATATGCAAGACCGCCCATACCAGACATAATTCTTAAAACATTATAATTGGTATCATAGATGAAGAATTCAGAAGATGGACCAACAATAGATAATGGAGGAGGATTTCTGGAAGGATCTGGGAATGGAATATCAGTATATAATTTAAGAACAATAGTTGTGTTATCAATTCTGGAAAGATTGCACGTGCCACTTGGCTGATGTTGTTCTGGATGTAAAGCGAAGGAATATACGTTAACTCCAGGTTGAGGAGTGGAGCTGTGGTAGTCATAAGTTTGGATCAAGTGGAAATAAGCACCTTCTCTTTGGTCAAATCTATCGTGACCATTTAATTGGATAACACCATATTCAACTGGGTTATACATATTGTTAATTAATAAACCAGAGACAGTTGGTAAGACAGCCCAGACATCCATATCAGCATAGTTAGATGGAGAGTTTTTGGATGAATATCTGTTATCAACCCAGTTAGCAACAGGAACAGAGATATCTCTTACTTGGATGTTGTGTTCCCATGGTTTAACTTGGTAAGTTAAGGTTCCGACTTTACCAGTACCATCAGAGTTAACTACGGTGTAATAGACAATGACAGCAAATTTAGTGATATAAGAACCAAGGTTATAAGATAATTGTTGAGGATTTAATAAAACATCTCTTCTGAATTTGAAGTTAATATTGGTAGTATCAGCTCCAGGATTAACTTGTGAGTATAATAATTTAGAATAGAAGGAAGGAGGTTGGGAATCATCAACACCTTGACCAGCTTGGAAAGTGAAAACACTGAATAAAGATGGAACTCTGGTATTGGTACTGACAGGATTGACAGTGTTCCATTGGTCATAAGCAGCAGAACTGATGTTGACTTCTGGAGCTTGAGCAGGGGAAGGACCAGCAGCAGCTTCACCAACAGTGACAGAGCCTGAAATTAAGTTTTGAGCAGCATAGTTAAGGGCATCAGACCAGTCATCAGTGTGAGAATAGCAGAGGAAAGGTGAGTTTCCACTGATATAATCACCAGAGCAGATTCTCCAGATGAATTCTTTGGTTGGATGATTAAATCCAAGTTTAACTCTAAGTGGGTTGTTATTGACAGCTTCAACACCAGTGAATTGAAGTTGGTTAATTAAATATTCGTGACCTACTTGAGCAAATCTTCTTCTTTCTTCAGTATCGATATATACATAATCAACTAATAAAGATGCATCATTTAATACACCAATACCGTTTCCGATTCTGTTAAGAGTTAAATTGTTGGTGTAAACAATTAAGTCTTGGAAATCATTAAATTCAATCCATAATCTGACTTCGTGGTATTGAAGAGCGATTAAAGGAAGAGCAAGACCAGAGTTAGTGTTGCACCAGAAAATTAATGGAACATATAAAACATAATCTTGAGTAAAGTTTCCTTGAGAGTCAGGAGCTCTTAAGGCAGTTAATTCTGGGACATTACCAACTAAAGCTCTGTAAGCAGGTTCAGTGTTAATATCTTTGGTAAGATCATGCCATGTACTCATCCAGTGACCATAGTGTTTATCAATTTGGGAACCACCAATTTCAAATTGAATGTTATTAATAATATAGTTACCGACTTCTTGTGTCCAGGCAAAAAGATATTGATTTCTGGAAAGTTCATCTTGAGGAAAGTTATTCATGGTGACTTGTCCAAGTTCAATTCTTAAGTACATTCTGGTGACAAGATCACCGTTTCTTGTAATAGTGACTGTAACTCTTTTACCGAAATCAGCTGTACCGTTAAGGGATAATTCAACTGTTTCAATAGCAAAATTGGTATATCTTCTATAGACTACTTTGAAAACGCTAATACCCTATAGTTTCCTATAAGGGCTAGACTATACCTTAAGCATTAAAATATATAGTCGTTTATATTTGAATATATATTTTAATACCCACTACCATCTAGTCGTTGAACTGCATCCATGTTATAAAGAATTTAATTCTAACAAATAATTTAATGCTAATTTATATTTTTCATCGAGGGATAATTTTTTACTTGTAAATGTTTTGTTTTTACCATTTGGATGATTAGATATTGAATATCCTTCATCTTGATATTGTTTAGGTCTTTCTTTTAAATACACCATATACATTGGTAATTCAGTAGTTTTTTTATGAGATTTACTTAAATTTAATTTATGTTCATATGATAATTCTTTTCCAAAGAAATGATGATTTTTACCAATTTTTGATAAACTTATTTTTTTTTTAGTTTCATCACTTCTATGTTTACCAAAATTATGATTTTTTTCTCCTAATTTTGATAATCTCATTTTTTCTCTACTTTCTTTACAATGTTTTTTATTAAGATTTCCACCAGTTTGAATATTATAACCATTCGGATATAATGAATTATATTCCTTAATATATTTAACTTCTAATTCATCTAATTTATCATTATCTGTTTCAACTATAACAGTAATTTCAAAATTATCTGGTGAATATTTTAAAATGACACTATTTATTACAGAACCTTTTCTATTAGAATCACAATGTTCTTTCCATCTTTTTTGTAAAGTTCTAATAGTTTGTCCAACATAACATTTATTATTTAATTTATTTTTAATCAAATAAATTATTCCCATTTCATATTAAATTATATGTCCAAATTTTTATATTAAATATTTTTTCTTTATAATTTAGGACTTGGCTGCTGATTGCCCATTCAAGATAATATTAAATTATCTTAATCTTTCATATTGTTACCATACCCAAGTTTTATCTTGGCCACTGATTATATTTCTATATCAGTTTGGTAATGAAAGTTTTAGGGTTTTCCAGCATTTTGATAGTGTTGCAGATATTGTGGGTGTCAATATCTACTAGCAACCGTTAAATCATCTATATTAAATTATTTAATTTTATATATCTTTATATATGATGATATGGAAAACTAAAGGTTTTATCCTATACATATCCATATAGTATAGGCCTGTTGCTTTTCAACTCTTTTTTCAAAAAGTAATTTGTGGATTACCAGTAAGATAGACGTCTTGTGCACCGTAAGCAACTAATTGCATTAAACCACCACCCATGTGTTATTATATATTATAGTTTTAGAAAAAAAAAAATTAAAAATTTCAAAAAATAAATAAAAATATTTATATATTTTTTCAATAAAAAACTATATTTTTATAATAAATCTATATATAAATTTTTTTTGATTTAAAAGTTCTTTATATTTAATTCTATATATATGAATAGTCAGTTCAAATTCAAGCCTGACAAAATCAAATATCTCTCAAATGTTGATACGCTTGATAGTTCACACAAAAAAATTATCGAAAATATCAACAAAAAAAGAGATGATGTTCCAAAAAAAATTTCAAAATTAGAAAAACTTAAAAATGATTTGATAAATTTAGAAAATTGCAAAAATGAATCTGATAATATTCCAAATTATATTGGAATCAGAGCAAAAATTATTGAAGATATTTCTTGTCTTGAAGAAGAAATATTTCAAATTGAAAATTATGAAGAAGAAACAGAATATTATTCTAAAACTTATCAAATTTTATTTAATTATTATGATATTTTAGATGGACAGATTGAAAATGAACTTAACACGAATTTAGATTCTCCAAACAACAAAATACAAAATAATATTAACTCTGATAAAAATTATGATTCAATCAATAATAGTGACAATTTAAACACTTATGATAATGATTGTAATAAAGATAGTAATGTATATGCTATAGATAATGATCATAAGTATAATAACAATGATAAAAACTTATTAAATGATGAGATACATAATAATGAAAAATTAAATATAGATTATGATAAAACTATTAAAGATGATAAAATTATTAAAGATGATAAAACTATTAAAGATGATAAAACAATGGATGCTTGGAATTTTGATGGAATTGAAATTTTTAATTCATTTAAATCATCTAAATTAGATAAATTGACTGAATTGTCAAAAATGAAAAGAAAAGAAAAAAAAACAACAAGAAAACGTGTTAAAAATGTAGAATCATTAATTAAGGATAATAATTATAATATTTTTGATTTTATACATTCTAATTCAAAAAATGATGATCATGTTAAAAACAATGATCCAAAAAAAAAAACTGAAACTAAAGCCAAATTAGAGGAATATGATATTTATGATAGAGCAATTTTATATGAAGATTATAAAACAAGTTTAGAAGGTTATTCATTTAAGAAAAAAAATTCTAAACCATGTATTAATTGTGGAATTGATAAAATTTTAATATATTCTGAAGGTATTTATGCATGTATGAAATGTGGAGAAGTTGAAAATTGTATTGTTGAAAGTGAAATTACTAATTATAAAGATCCTATGGTTGAAAAACCAACATTTCCTTACAAAAGGAAAAATCATTTTTGCGAGTGGATTAAATTTGCACTGCTCGTAAAAGTCATTATTAAAAATAATGGCTACTCTTCATCACCATTAATTTAAAATTAATGGTTTCAAAATACATCATATTTTGAAGTGATAAAAGTAATTAAAATTTAATTATTTTTTCACCTCATATGATGAATCATATGATACTTGTATATATTGATATACAAGTGAAGGGGACATATCCAAATTGCGGGAAAAATTTATCACAATAATTACCACCTGTTTATAATAATATACTCAGGGAACACGGTTAATTGCCGTACCCAATGGTAAAAACATTATTGTGTTTGTTTAATTTACTTTATTTTACTTTATAGATAATTCAAATAAATTAAATTAAACAAATAAATTAATCCGCATCCAAGACTCCTAATTTATTATAGGTGTAAGGTTCAGAGACTAGATGGATGTGGGCAAATCAGTTTGCTTAAGGTATAGTCCACAAACAATTTATTTATTAAATTGTATATAACGGGTTAAGTCAATTCCAAGCAAAAGAATCTACTGAAATATCTGATGAGATAATTGAGTTAATTAAATCTGAATTAAGAAAACAAAGATTTAAATATCTTGATTATACAAAAATTGATCAGGTCAAAAAAATTCTCAAAAAACTTAAATTAAATGATTTCTATGAACACATTGCATTTATTATTAGTAAAATTACTGGTAAACCAGCACCAAGTATTAATAGAGAAACTGAAGAAACTCTCAAAAAAATGTTTGATAAAATTCAAGAACCATTTGAAAGACATTGTCCTAAAGATAGAATTAATTTTCTATCTTATTCCTATGTTTTACATAAATTTTTTCAACTTCTTGAACTTGATGATTATGTCAAATGCTTTCCTCTTCTTAAATCTAGACAAAAACTTAGAATTCAAGATGAGATTTGGAAAAAAATTTGTTATGATTGTGATTGGGAATTTTATCCTAGTGTTTAGATGTTTTTATTCTTTTTAGGTATACTAAAAATATTTTTTTTATATTTTAAATATTTATATTTTTTTATGTCAACATACATCAATTTATTATTACATTCATAATTTAATAAATTCTTTTTCTAAAAGTTCAATATCATTCAAATATGAACTATTAAAAAATTTTCTTTTTCATCTTCTTTTTGTAAATAAACTATTATAAAAATAAGTTTTCATTTGGTATTAATTATATTGTGTACAAGTCATATTTAAAATTTATATTTATTTTTTTGTAATTTCAATACAATCATAATAAATATCTTCATAAATTTTGTCAAAAATTAAAATTAAAATTATAATATAATTTTGTATATATTTATCAATAATATTATTTAAGGCAATATCTTAATTAATGATAAATTCCTTTTCAAACCAATTAAATGTATTAATTATTGTACTTTCATCACTTATTATATAATGATATCCAAAAATATAAGATAATTTTAAATCGTATTTATCAAACAATTTTTTTTTAAATTTTAAATTCATGATTTTATTATTTATAAAAATAAAAATAATAATTTATATATAATATAATCATAATGAATTCAAAATCTATTGAATATTTTCAACAAGAACAAATAGCAACAAATAATAATTTTCCAGAAATACCTTCTATTGATGCAAATTATATACTTTTAAATAGAGGTATAAAATATTTGCTTAATTTCTTATTTATTTATCTATTTGTTACTCTTATAATTTATAATTTTTCAGATACAAATATACATGTTTTTATTATACTTATATGTACTATTAGTTCAATTATATTTTATATTTTAGATTTAAATTTTCCTGCATGTTATATTTAGAAAATTATACATATTTGAATGTTATTTATAAAAAAATTGATTTTTTAATATAAAAATGTATTATTTAAATTTTTATATATATATATATGCTAATGAATTGTGAAATTTATCTTTATTCAAAAATTAATCATATTTTAGAAATTGCCACTGGAATAAGTACAAATCTAAATGAAATTGATAAAAATTATATTGTAAATAAAATTAAGGAATTATGTTGGTATAATATTGATTTATATTACAAAAAAACATCAAGACAAAATTTAATTAATTTATATTTTGTACTTTGGAAAATCATTCAAAAATCAAATAATCCTACCATAAAAAACAAATTTACATTTGATGAAAAAATTGTTCAAAAAATTAATAATGGTTTACAAAATATGTTGTGGGAATTTTTAGAACCAGATGACATTGAACTCTCATAAATTTTATATAATTATTTTTAAATTTCAAAAGATTTAAAACAAGATATATTTGAATTAATTATAATAAACCATATTTATTAAAAAATGAATAAATATAATTACAAAGATTTTGATGAAGATTTTAATTTTTTATTCAAATTAGTTATATTAGGTGATTCAGGAGTTGGTAAATCTAATATTATAACTAGATATGCTAAAAATGAATTTAATTTAGAGTCAAAGGCAACAATTGGAGTTGAATTTTATACAAAATTAATTGAAATTAATGATATAAAAATAAAAATACAATTCTGGGATACTGCTGGGCAAGAAAGATATAGAAGTATTACATCTGCGTATTATAAAGGTTCTCATGGGATTTTAGTTGTATATGATATTACTAATTCAGACAGTTTTGAACATGTAACCAACTGGATTCAAGAAATTTATAAAAATGTTGGAAATAATATTCCAATATTATTAGTTGGTAATAAATCTGATTTAGATTACAAACGTGTTATTTCAATTGAAAAATCACTAGATATAGCTAACAAATATAATTTAGCATTTATAGAAATGTCTGCTATGACTGGAATAAATATTCAAGCAGGTATTGAAGAATTGGTAAAAAATATTTATGATTTATATTTACAAAAAACACAGAATCAAAATAATATTAAAAATATGTCAAAAAATATTTATGATAAAAATAATAAAAAAATAAATATTAAGTTAGTTGAAAATAATAAAAAATTTGAAAAAAATAAACTTGATGGTGGTTGTTGTTAAAATTATGATATTTTCAATAATTATATTATTTTTATTAAATTTGTTTATGATTTTAATATATTATAAAAATTATTTTTTAAATATCATCACCTAAAATAAACATTGATGAAAAAGAATTTACAATTGACATTATTATTCTAATTATTATTATGTAAATTATATTTGTATATTTTAATGTCAATTTTTACTCAATATAATATTTAAAACTATTTAAAAAATTAGTTATTTGAATATATATAATTATGCAATCAAGTTTAAAACCAGAAGAAGATTATTTAGATGAAGATAAACCATTTAAACAAATGGTTAAAAGACAAAATTTTTGTGTTATGTCTATGTTAACTCCTAATTCATTTCCTGAAAATAAAAGAGATCAATATAAAGATCAAAAAATTTTAGGTGTTAAAGTTAGAGGAGTTTTTGAAACTTATGAGGAAGCAAAAGCTAGAGCAGAACAATTACAAAAAGTTGATAAATATAATAATATTTTTGTAGGTGAAATTGGTAAATGGCTTCCATTTAATGTTGACATTGCTAATATGGAAACAGAAGATGACCCTGTATATAGAGAACAAGCATTAAATCAATATATGAAAGCATATAAAGATTGTTTGAAAGAAGAAGAAGTTGAAGAAAAAGAAAGAAAAGAACAAACACTCAAAGCAAATAATGCAAAAATTGTTACAGGTCAAACTGATGCTCCTGATTATACTGGTATTGGATGTCCAGAAATTACTCCACCAGGTATCGTACCTCCTTCAATGAAAGATTCTGTCTCAAATAATTCAAACACTGTCAGCACAGAATCAGGACCATCTTTAGAATCACAAACTCAAAAAGTTGAGGAATTAAGACAACCTAAAGATTTAAGTGTTGATGAACAAATTAGTGCAACACAATCAGAAAAATCTAAAATTGTTGTAGAATTAGAAGAATCTAAAAATAATCTTAAGGAATTAGAATCTAAATTATCTGCTATCAATCAAATGTATGCAGATTTGAAAAAATAATTTTTTTTATATACAATTTATTACATTGAAACTATAAAAAAAAATTGATTAATTATTTAAATATATATTTAAATAATTAACCATTGACTGTTAAAATGAAAAAATATACTTTCATAACTTATTTACTTGATATAGATTCATCTATTACAACATCAGAACAAGCTGAAGATATTATGGATAATTATGACAATAATTATTATAATCACAGTTATTATGATATTATCACAATTAATTTTATTGGTGACCAAATAAATAATTATAATTTAGAACCATTTGGTAGTAAAATTAAATCTTCAGAACTTTACAGAATTGAAAACAGATATATTGGTTATTATGATTCAGATAAGTGTTATTTAATTAAATTTGATGATGGAAAATTTGGATATCTTAAAAATATTAAACATGATTCTAAAATATATGAATATGAATTTTCACCTTTTGAATTTGAATCACAAGATATTATTAAAAATAAATTATTAGATTTTTATTTAGATTATTGTTCAGCATAATTTTAATTATTATATATAAAATATTTAAAATATTACAATCAACCAATTGGTTAGTATTAATTCATACATTTTTTTTATACCCAAATACTGGGTTTTTTACAATGGGATGTCATATGTTGATTCATCATAAATTATTCGTGGAGCTAGTTAATTTGGATATGATGAAATAAATTTGGATATGATGAAATAAATTTGGATATGATGAAATAAATTTGGATATGATGAAAATATTACACATAAATTTATTATGAGTAAATTTTTTTATGAAAAAAATCCTTCTATAAAAGATAAAAAAAAGACAAAAAAGAAGATGATAAAATTGATAGCGTAGATGTACAAAATCAAGATGATAGTTTTGCAAATTAATATTTATCACTAAAAAAAAATATAAAACAAAATTATAATTAATAATGAATATTTTAAAAGGATTTACAATAATAATATTTATAATTGGCATTATATTTTTAACCGTTTATTTTATGTCAATATCTGAAGTGTCTAAGTGTGATCAAAAAGTAATTTATAAATATTTACCAAGAACTTTAGAAGAAGAACAAACAGAACCCATTTTTGTTTCTCAAATATTTTCACCAATGTTTACTCAACCATCTGTATGGATTGATTCAATTAATGAAGATGATAAAAGAAAAACAGAGGTTTTAAATAAATATTTCATTTCACAATTTTAAATTTCTAACCATTTTTTTTAACCATTTTCTTTAACCATTTTTTTAAACAGTTATTTTTTCTAGAATTAATTGTCTATTTTTTAAAGTTAATTTTTTAAAGTTAATTTTTTTATTTTCATCAATATATTTTTCACAATTTAATGTCTCATTTTGTTAATCATTGTCTGAGTTAATTATTTCTAAATTATTTTTATCTAAATCAATCTGATTCTATTTCTAAATTATTTGCATCTAAATTAATATCATATAATTTATCAATTTTATAATTTGAAGGTGATATTTTTTTTAATAACACAATGTATAAATACCAATATTTATTTTCAAAACAATTTACTTTATATAATAAATTTAATTGATTGTAATTATTTTCATCAAATAAATCTGTTTTATTATGAAATTCATTTTCTATATTTAATAATAATTCACAACAATCAACATTAATTTTGTCATTATAACTTAATATTTTTTTATTTTAATATATTAGACATTATTTTTTTAATAAAAGATATTTTTTGTATATTATTATTATTATTATTATTATTATTAAATTTGAATTTTTTAATAAAATAACAATTATTTATATACAATCTATAATTAAAAAAAGTTATTTTTATCATTATAAAATTTTAATTTATAATTAAATATAGATATAAATTATAGATTAATTTATCAATATTATTAAATGGGTGTTTTTTATTCAAAAAATAATGAAGATAATTATTGGATATATAATGATTGTTTTATTTTTAAACCATCATTTAATAAATCATTGATTAATTATATTAAAATAATTAAAAAATACAAAAGATTAATATTTTCTAATTTTGATGATTTAAAAACATGTATTGAAACAAAATCAGACAATGAACGTTTTATCGAATATAATAATACATATTCACAATTTAATCAACCAATTACAAATTTATTGACAAAACTACCAGAATTAGAAGAATTAAAATTTGGAAATGAATTTAATCAACTACTAACAAATGATTCTTTTAATAATACAAATGAATTAAAAATATTAATTTTTGGTTTTAAATTTAATCAACTACTTACTAATGGTTGTTTGGATAATTTAACTCAATTAGAAGAATTAAATTTTGGCATTTGTTTTAATCAACCATTAGAAAATTCCTTGTATAAATTGACACAATTAAAAAAATTGGTTTTTAGTGAGAAATTTAATCAACTCCCAATAAAATTTTTTAAATTTTATGGAGCTCCATAAAATTAACTTGTGTTAATTTTATTGGGAGACCTTTAGAAAATTCTTTAAAAAATTTAATTCAATTAGAAGAATTGATTTTTGATTATGATTTTAATCAATCACTTTATTCTTCATTATTTAATCTAACTAAATTAAAAAAAATTATTTTTGGAGAGTTTTTTAATCAATCTTTAACTAATTCATTGGATAATTTGATTTTATTAGAAGAATTAACTTTTGGTTCTTTATTTAATCAACCAATATCAAATTCATTAACCAATCTTGTCAATTTAAAAAAATTAGTTTTTGGCAGATATTTTAATCAATCTATAAATAATTCATTAGATAATTTGATTTTATTAGAAGAATTAACTTTTAGTTCTGCGTTTAATCAACCATTATCTGGCTTATTAAATAATCTACCTCGATTAAAAAAATTGTCATTAGGTTGTCGTTTTAATAAAAAATTAGAATTACCAGCTAATATTAAAATTTTAATATTAAATTGTAATAATTCAAGATTAATTAATAATATACCAAATAGTATTGAAGAATTATATCTAGGATATGGTTTTAATTTAGAACTTAATGATTTGCCAAATTCTATAAAAATTATAGAATTTGATAAAAATAGTCAATACAAAAAAGAATTAAATAATTTACCTAATTTTCTAGAAATATTAAAATTACCAATGGATTATAATAAAAAAATTTTAAATATTAATTTTAATTGTAAAATTATTAAAGATCAATGATATTTTATTAAAGAATTTTAATCACATCAAAAAAAAAATTTTTTATATTTTGAAAATATATTGACTCTACTGTAACGTATGTTAAATCCATTAATTATTATACATTAAATTTATTCATATTCTTCACCATCTTTTTTAATTTTATCAATAGTAAATGTCTTAGTATTAGCTTTCTTTTTAGTAATATCCATAATATCAAATTGTTTCTTTTTCTTTCTCCATCCTTCATCATAATTATTTTTATGATAATCTACAAATTGATCACATCCAATCATTCTTTCTAATTTTTCATTACCAGCTTTATACCAAAAAATCTTTTCCAAGAAACTTGATCTAGCACCACGATTAACTATAACCATTGCACCAAAATCTGATGTAACATCTTTAAACACTTGTCTAAATGCATCAAAAGTAGGAAACATTCCAGCATAATGATCATATAAACGTTTAAGATTTGAATAAAAATCTTCATTTAGTAAAAATATATAATCAAAGTTACATCTAAGTTCAGGAGTTATACCTAAGGGAAATTGCATAGTTAACATATACATTAAACGATAATGTCTTCCATTAAATAAAAGTTCCATAATTGGTTGATCTTTCATCCAAGAACCCTTTTTACTCAAACAATCATCCATCAGAATAAAACCTCTTGGATCTATTTTTTTACCAATTTGTTCTTTTTCTTTCTCTTTTTCAATCATTGCATCTTGTCTATATAATAATTTTTCTATGATTTCACTCCGATATTCGTAATGAATATATGTATCTGGAAAAAATTCTGAATAAAATGGTGGATTTGCCATTTTTTCTGTTGGAGCTATTATAATTCCTACAGGTATATCTCTAAAATGTCTTAAAATAGATCTACATACCCATGATTTTCCTGAAGCACGTTTTGCAATCATAACTATTGCAGGATTTTCACACATTGAATCCAATTGAAATTCCATTACAGGTAAACTCATATTGCCACCAACTTTTACATTTTTTGTTTGAGTCATTATCTTCTATATATTTATATTGAGAACAAAATTTTTTATTAATTATTTTTTTCTAACATTTTTATTCCCTATTCTTAATTCAAATTTTATGTCAAAATTATCTTTATAATCACTATATAACCAAGATCTTCCTGAAGGTCTTTTGGCTATCATAATAATTATAGGATTCGTATTTATATTATCTAAATTAAATTTTTTAATTTTTAATTGTCCAACCATAATATATTTATAATTTTATATATATAAATATTAATATTATATTTTTAATAATAATTAAAAAAATAAATACATAAAAGTAGTAATTTAGTAAATCAGTAAATATATCCTGTCAATTTATATTTGATTTCTTTATATTCTCTACTAATTGTCTGAGAAAATACTGTCATAAAAATTAATAATAAATAACCCTCTATCCTTGTTGAGTTATTATAATATCACATCCTTTAAATGGAATAGAATGATAGTTGATATAATGTATACAAATATACAAATTATAACAACAGTGCCAATTGTTCTTAATAATATTTGAAATAATGATACATCTTCAATATAGGAATGTTCAAAAGGTGCCAATTTTGCACAAATTGTGCCTTTTTGAACATTACTTTTTATAATAAAACTTATGTTTTATTATAAAAATTTTTAGTTTTATTACTATAAAACTAAAAACGTATACGGATATTTCTATATTGTTGTCATGTGTTCCAAATAGATAATTATCTAATACATATGCTGTAGTGAAACTTGTGATTGAAATAACATTGAGACATAAGCTATACAAATCATTGTAATAATTGCTAATTTATAATTCATATTGGAAATATTGGTCATTTTTATTTTGTTAATATATATATTTTTATTAAATATATTTATAAAAAAAATGTTTTTAAATTTAGACAAATTTTATCCCGTATTTACTTGAATTTTTATGACTAACAAAAATATTTTGGTTTGATAATTTGTTGCCGTTATTATTATCACTATTATTAGATAAATTTTGACCCATTTTTCCAAATTGTTCTAAAGTTGGATTACCCATATTATTTTGTTTGTTATACGAGTTTATTAAATTATTATAATTTGGGTGAGGTATATCAAATTTATTTAGAATTTTATATTTGTTATTTAATTGAGTATTTAAATTTAAATTTGAATTTTGATTTTGATTTTGCATATTAGTTGGTACTTCTACATTGGCTGCTAGTATTTCATTTTTTGCTTGATTTTCACCTTCACCTAATTTATATTTGGGTAAAATTAATTCATTTCCGTTGGATTGTTCATCATTGTTATCATCCCAAGTTAAAATCATGTGAAAAATTAAAAATAATATTCCACTAATTAAAATAGGTTTAACAATTTCACCAGACAAATAATTACCACTATATACAATATCCCAATTTATTATTATATAAATAATTACAAATAATATTACAATAAATAATATAATGTTTGAAGAATAAAATATTTTAAAATCTTGGTATGAATTCATCTTATTATATAACTATATATAATAAGATTGTATTTTTTATTATTTAATTTAATTTATTTTATATTTTTATCATATTATCATATTATCATATTATCATATTATCATATTATCATATTATCATATTATCATATTATCATATTATCATATTATCATATTATCATAAAAACTTTCTGCTTGATCAAATTTTTCCGATAATATATTATTTTTATTTTTTGAAACTTTTATGTTTTTTTTTGTTTTAGAATTATTTTTATTTATAATTATCTCACCTCCACCAAATAAATCATTTAATTTATCTTTTGGTTTTATTCTAATTATTGGGGGAGATGTAATTATGTTTTGAATAGATGTTTTTGATTTTGTCATATCAGTTAATTCAGATGTATTTGCGTTTGATTCAGAAACATTTTGTCTAGAATTAGAAATATTTTGTTCTGATGTTTCACTGTAATTTTTATCATTATTTGACATTTTTTTTAATTTATTTTTTCCTGAATTTTTTTTTTTATTTGTTGAATCATTAATAATTCCTTCTATTTCTTTATTTTTTATTTCTGCTCTTGACATTATTGTACTTGTCGTATTGTTATCATTTATTGAAATTGTTTGGTTAAATGATTTATTTGAATTTGTTTGATTGAGTTGATTTGATTCTTGATCTGATTCTTGATTTGATATTTGATTTGATATTTGATTTGATATTTGATTTGATATTTGATTTGATATTTGATTTGATATTTGATTTGATATTTGATTTGATGTTTGATTTGAAGAAGTTACATTATTACTTATTTCTTGAGTAGAAACAAATTCTGAATTTTTACCACCATTTTGATTTATTTTATCACTTGATAAAATGTCATCATCAGATGTTTCTGAATCTACACCTTTTTTACTTGTATATGATTTAGAAGATTTATATGATTTATACGATTTATCTGATTTATCAAAATTATCTGATTCAGTTAATTTTTCTTCTCCAACAAATTTATGTTGTTCATTAATTTTTTCTTGATTAATAAAATTTTCCAACTGAGCTCTTTTAAATTCAGAATCTTCTAAATTAACAAATTCATCATTACCTGAATCAATAATTAAATTATTTATATTTGGTCTGTTACCATATTTTTTATCATTCATAATATCATATACCATTGATTTAATATTTTGTATTTCTTTTGAATTTATATCATTGGTTTTATCAAATTCTATTTGTAAATATTCTTGAATAATTTGATTATACGGAAGTGATTTTTTTATACTCATATCAATACACATTTTTAATATTTCAAATATTTCTTTTTTAGAATTTTTTGATATGAAAATTTCTGGATTATCCCTAAAATAATTACATGATATAACATAACATTTATGAATAAAATCTTTTATTACAATTGATTCATAAATTGAATTATCTGAATATTTAGAATTTGAAGTTTTAGGATCCCATGTCAAAAATAATACATATGATTTAAATGAAGCTCTTACTAAATTATCAAACCAATCTGCACAACCTGACGCATTTTTTATTCTTAAATATTCTTCTTCTATTTCATGATTATTTAACCCAGATAATCCGTCAAGAGTTTTTTTAAAAATATTTATTATTCCAGGATTATTAATTTTTGCTCCTGCTTTATTTTTTAATTCTATTTGATTGTAAACATTTTCTGAGTATTTTAACATTCCTTTAATACCATGATATAAATGAGGAACTAAAATCCCACATAAAAAATTATTAAACTCATTTTTTGATTCTGTTAAATATCTATAATCCATGTTATTTATTTATATAAATATTTGTATATTTATTTATTTAAATTTAAACATATTTTTAAATTTATAAAAATATTTTTTTTTACAAAATAATACACTTACTTTTATTTTTTGATTTTTTTTGTTTTAATATTATGATATCATTTATATTTGAATCATATTTATAATAAGTATGAAATTTATAATCAGAATAATCTTGAACAAATTCAATAATAGATTTTGTAGAATTATTTTTTTTTATTATTTCAAAAGAATAAATTGTTTTACAACTACCTCCTTCTAATTCCATATTAGGTTGGTGTGAAATTTGTAAATTAAAAATATTTTTATTATAGTTACAACTATTTTGTACATATCCAAAACCTTCATATCTTATAATTTCAAATTTATTATCTATTATTTTTATTTTTTGGTCATTCATCGTTAAATATAAATTATAAATTGTCATCATTTATATTAATAAATAATCAATTTTTTCTATTACATTCAATCAACTAGACTGTGTGTTTTACATATGTGATTTAATTTATTACAACCAATAATATCCAATTTTAATAAATTTTTATTTGAACAAATAATTAAAGTTTCTAAATTACTAAAACCATTTATAACTAAACTTTCCAAGTTATTATAAGATAATTTTAAATATTCCAATTTAATTAGTTTCTCAAAATTAAAAGAATTTATAGAATTAAAAGAAATATCACATGAAATTATATACTTTGGTATTTTATTTATAAATTCAATATTATTAGAATAACCATCAAATTTAATTAATCCTTTGGGTAAATTAGTTATATTTTTGATTTTATTGTCTGCACATTGTAATAATTTTAAATTTTTAGGTAATTCATCAAATGATAAAATTTCATTTTGATTACATTTGAATTTAAATAAATTTTTTGGCAAATTATTTATTCTTTTAATATTGTTTGATGAACAATCTAATCGCGATAAATTTTTTGGTAAATTGGTTAATTTTTTTATTTTATTTTTTTTGCATTTGAATATTTTTAATTTTTCTAAACAATCTTTTTCAAAATTTAAATATTTTATTAAATTTGATGAACAATTTAAATATTTTAATTCTCTAAGTAAATTTATTTGTTTATTTATGTTTGTTAATTTATTAGAAGATATATCCAACTTAACTAATTTGTTAGGTAAATTATTTATTACTTCTATTTGATTTTTTGATACATCCAAATATATTAAATTAATTGGTAAAAATGAAACATTTATAATATTATTTTCTGCACATATCAAATAAACCAAACTTACAGGTAAATTTGATAAATCATAATTTGATAAATTATTTTTGCTACAATCCAAATACTCAAGCGAACTAGGTAAATAATCAAAATTTGTTATTTGATTATCGTAACAACTTAATACTCTCAAACAATTAGGTAATTCTGGTAATGTCTTAATTTTGTTTCCAGAACAATTTAAATATACCAATTTATTTAGTTTCAATTCTAATAAATCAATGTTATTATATGATAAATCTATCCATAATAAGTTATCTGGGATATTTAATATTTTTTTTAACTTATTTTTTGAACAATTTAATATTAATAATTTATTGTCAAAACATAAATCTAAATAGAAAATTTTATTATCTGAACAAGTAAAATTATTAATATCATAATTTATTTTTAATTTATCATGTTCTATTAATTCTTCAAAACTCATGTTCAGCCAAGATGCTATTTCTTTTGTAATTTTATTAGTAAAATGTTTTTTTTTGTAATATTTTTTTATAATTTTATTATTAATTTTTTTATTATTCCAATTAAAAAATTCAAAAGAATTCATTTCATGTTTTATTTTATATTTTTTTATTATTTTGTTGGTTTGATTTTTACTTAGACAATTTAATATTTTTGGGAATATTAATGTATTATCTAAATATATAAGTAACGGGTTATGTTTTTTTTTTCTTTTATCTTCTTCTTTGCTCCATCTTATTAAGCTCATTAATCCACCACCACACATTTATTTATTATTAAATTTATATGTATGTATATATGTGTATTTATAAGTGAGTTAATTTAAA